CGCCAGATGTGGGCGCGGATTGAGCACCTGTTCATCACCACCCCACAGCCCCGTACACCTATGGCCTGCGTACCGCCCGCCCTCCGAGGACCGCGCTGGCCCGCACGGTGAAGCCATGCTCTACGTCGTGACCGGCCCGCCGACCGCGGGCAAGTCCAGCTGGATCGAGGCACGGGCCAAGCCCACCGACATCGTCATCGACCTCGACCGCATTGCCCTCGCCCTCGCAGGCCCCGGCGCCCCCAGCTGGCAGCACGACGCCGTCCTCCTCAAGGTCGCTCACCGCGCACGCTTCGCCGCCCTCGACGAAGCCGTCAAGCACCGCGACCACGTCGACGTCTACCTCATCCACACCATGCCAAGCCCCAAGGCCTACGCCAGATACCAGCGCCTGGACGCCGAGGTCATCGCCGTAGATCCAGGACAAGACATCGTCATGCAGCGCGTCCGCGACATGCGCGACCCAGCCATGACGGCAGTAGCCACCCGGTGGTACCGGCACCGGGCACGGTACGGGCACGGTCGGCCCACCACGCGCCAGTCCTCCCGCGCATGGTGAGCGGTCGCAGCACCATCGCTCGCCCTCGAACAACATCAACAACTCGCGAACGAACGTGATCGATGAGCATCGGATCCCCGAAGGGGAGGGGGCCCGAACCCATCGTGAAATTTGTCAGACGGGCGACCCAAACGCCCTTGTCGCCCTGTTTTTTGCGCGGCCCAAATCGCAGTCCTATTTCGGCGAAGCGAGCTTCAGCGATTTAGCGGCGGTCACCCTGCGTGACATCACTCAGTGTGACGGGGGGTGGTGATCATGGGGGCGGTCACCGACGCGATCAACGCCGAGATCGAACAGCTCCGCGTCGAGGAACTCTCGCCCGGCATGGCCGAGCTGGCGACGAGCCTCGCCCGGTCGGTCGACGAGGCCGATGCGCCGACCGCGAAGGCGGTTGCTGCCCGTGAACTGCGTGCCGTGATGGCAGATCTCCGCAAGCTCGCCCCTGTCGGGGAGGAGGGAGACGCCGTCGATGACATCGCTCGTCAGCGAGAGAAGCGCCGCGCCGAAGCCCGGGCCAAGCGGTCCGGCTGAGCCGGTCTATGGCATCCAGGTGCCCCGCTTGCTGACGGTGCCTGCGACCGCGGTGTCGACGGCTGGCCAGGAGGCGATCGATCTGGCGGCGCGGGCCGGGCTGAAATTGGACCCGTGGCAGCAGTTCGTCCTGAACCAGGGCATGGCGGAGGACGCCGACGGCGGGTGGGCGGCGTTCGAAGTCGCCGTGAACGTCCCAAGACAAAACGGCAAGGGCGGCATCATCGAAGCCCGCGAGTTGTGGGGGCTGTTCATCGGCGGCGAGGAGCTGATCCTTCACTCCGCGCATGAGTTCAAGACGGCCAAGTCGGCGTTCAAGCGGATCGAGCGCCTGATCCGTCGATGCCCTGACCTGCTGAAACGTGTGAAGACGTTCCGGCAGACGGTCGGGGAGGAAGCTGTCGAGCTGCACAGCGGGCAGACGCTGCGGTTCATCGCTCGCTCGAAGGGGTCGGGCCGCGGCTTCACGGGCGACTGCAACATCCTCGACGAGGACATGATTCTTGGCGACGAGGCGATGGACGCGCTGCTGCCCACCATGGCGGCCGTCGACGATCCGCAGATCTGGTACCTCGGGTCGGCGGGTATCGGCGCGCCCAGTGTGCAGCTGGGGCGGCTGCGCAGGCGGGCTGAGGCGGCTGTGGAAAGCGGCGTCCCGGATCCGTCGCTGGCCTACATGGAGTGGTCGATCAACCCGCACGTGAAGGAGTGCGTGCAGGGCTGTACGGATCACGATGACGCGGACACTGACGAGGCGATCCTGAAGGCCAATCCGGCCACGGGCTACCGGCTCACGCTGGAGAAGTCTCGGAACGAACGGTCGACGCTGAGTGTGGCTGGGTACGCCCGTGAGCGGCTCGGTGTGGGCGAGTATCCGTCCGAGGAAGGCGACGCCTGGTCGGTCATCGGCAAGGACGCGTGGGAGGCCCTCGCGGACGGCGACAGCGCCGCCGAGGACCCCGTGGCGTTCGCCATCGATGTGACGCCTGAGCGCTCGCACGCGTCGATCTGCGTTGCGGGCCGCAACGGCTCGGCCGTGCACGTCGAGGTCGTCGACAACCGGCCGGGCACGGACTGGGTGGCCGCGCGCGCCCGTGAGCTGACGGACAAGTGGACGCCGCGCTGCTGGGTCATCGACCCGGGCAGCCCGGCGGGCTCGCTGATCGGTGACGTGACGAACGCGCTGAAGGTCGACGAGGACGACGAGGACGACGAGGAGTCACGGCTCCTTGCGCCCATCGTGCAGACGAAGACCCGCGACGTCGTCCAGGCCACGGGCCAGTTCTACGACGCGGTCGCAGCGAGCCGGATCGTCCACCTCGGCCAGGCTCCGTTGGCAACGGCTCTGGCTGGCGCCAAGAAGCGGGACCTCGGTGAGGCGTGGGCGTGGGCTCGGCGTGGGGTCGGCGTGGACATCACACCGCTGGTGGGTGTGACACACGCGCGATGGGGCCTTTTCGTCGAGGTCGATGAGCCGGAGGAGGAGGTGGAACCGTGGGCCGACTACGGCTGACGCGCGCTGGCCTGTCTCGGGCTGGCGTGATCGCTGGCGGGGGCATGTTCACGTCGGGCATGTGGCTTGCGGTCGACCTGGCGGCCGGCCTGATGACGGGCGGGGCGCTGTTGGTGGCGTACTGCCTGCTGCTGACGGACGTTGACGCCGATGACGGGGGCGGCCCGTGACGAGCCTGTGGCAGCGGTCCCGGGGCCGCACGCCGACCCGGGACATTGCGACGATCGACGACTATGTGGAAGCCCTCCAGCAGTCGCTGGGGTACAGCGGTTTCTCGGCGCTGGGGATCACGCAGACGCAGCCGGGGCAGGCCGCGGAGAAGGCGCCTACGGATCTGCCGGGCTACGCCCAGTTGTTCGCGACGAACCCGGTGATCTGGGCGTGCATGGTGGCACGTCAGATGGTGTTCTCGGCGCCGCGGTTCACGTGGCAGCGGCTGAACAACGGGACACCGTCGGAGATGTTCGGCTCGCAGGATCTGCGGATCCTCGAGGAGCCGTGGTCGGGCGGGACGACGCAGGACCTGCTGTCCCGGGACATCCAGGATGCGGATCTGTCCGGCAACTCGTATTGGACGCGTGTCGATGACGAGCTGGTCAGGCTGCGGCCGGACTGGGTGTACATCGTCCTCGAGCGGCGTGGATTCCGGGGCGGGAATCTGGGCTGGCGGAAGCTCGGGTTCATCTACCAGGAGCCGGGCGAGGAGCCCGTGCCGCTGCTGGCGGACGAGGTGGCGCACTTCGCGCCGGTGCCTGATCCGCTCGCCACGTACCGGGGAATGTCGTGGCTGACGCCGGTGATCCGGGAGACGCAGAACGACACCCTGATGGCGCGGCACAAGAAGAAATTCCTGGAGAACGCGGCCACCCCGAACATGGTGGTGCGGCTCGCGCGCGAGGTGAGCCCGGACGCGTTCGCGAAGTTCAAGGCCAAGATGGAGGCGAACCACCGCGGCGTCGACAACGCCTACAAAACGCTCTACTTGGGCGGCGGCGCCGACGTCACCGTGGTGGGCGCGGACTTCAAGCAGCTCGACTTCGCGAAGGTGCAGGGCGCTGGGGAAACGAGGGTGGCTGCCGCCGCAGGGGTGCCGCCGATCATCGTTGGCCTGTCCGAGGGACTGCAGGCGGCCACGTACAGCAACTACGGCCAGGCGCGCCGGCGCTTCGCGGACGGCACGATCCACCCGCTGTGGCAGAACGCCGCCGGCAGCTTCGGCCGCCTGGTTCGGCCGCCGGGCGGGGGCACGTCCGGCGCGGTGCGGCTGTGGTACGACGCCCGGGACGTCCCCTTCCTTCGTGAGGACGCACGGGATGCAGCCGAGATCCAGGGCGTGCAGTCCCGGACGATCCGCACGCTGGTCGATGCCGGGTACACCCCGGAGTCCGTGATGGCTGCGGTGACGTCTTCGGACTGGTCGCTACTGGTCCATACCGGCCTGTTCTCCGTGCAGCTCCAAGCGCCAGGTACTTCGGCGCCTCCGTCCGATGCCCGCGTGCGGGCCCTGGCCGCCGCGCTTCAGGACGCAATCCGACCCATCGAGGGAGGGGCCTGAGATGCCCGCCATGCAGTCCGTCGCCCGCGACCTCCAGCGGTCGGCCCCGTTCCAACTCCTGCGAGCCGAGGGCGAGGAGGGCGGCGACGGCCGGACCCTGTCCGGGTACGCGGCCCTCTTCGGTGAGCCCACCGAGATCAATTCATGGGAAGGCGTTTTCACCGAGAAGATCCGCAAGGGCGCCTTCAAGAAGACGATCCGCGAGCAGACGCCCGTGATGCAGTTTGACCATGGGCGGCATCCGCTGATCGGATCGATCCCGATCGGCTCGATCGCAGACCTTCGCGAGGATGACCAGGGCCTCTACGTCAAGGGCCGCATCACCGACAACTGGCTGATGGAGCCGATTCGCGACGCGATCGCCGAGCAAACCGTGAACGGCATGAGCTTCCGGTTCGAAGTCGTCCGCGAGGAGTGGCGCGACGTCAACGGCAAGCTGGTTAAGCCCGAAGAGGTCTTTGACCTGCTGTGGATGCCGGGCGACCGCGGGCCGCTCCAGCGCGAGCTCATCGAGCTGAAGTGCAGGGAGTTGGGGCCCGTCGTCTTTCCCGCCTACGTGGGCACGAGCGTGTCTGTGCGGGCCCGGGACGTGGCGGCCGGCCTCGTCCACGACGACACTGTGACCCGCCAGATTCGCGCCTCGCTGGCGCGCGACGCTGCCTCCGCAGCACCCCAGGTGCCTGACGACCCGCAGCTTCGCCGCGAGGTCGCCGCCGCGCTGCTGTACCAGCAGCCAGACCATTCGACCCGCGAGGCCGCGCCGCTCCTCGAGGAGCACCCGGCCGCAACTCGTTCCACCGGCGCGCCGCTCACCGAAGAGCACCCGCCGAGTACGACCGACGCGCCGCTCGCCACAGGGCACCCGTCAGCCCCCAACCCCTATGCCACGCGCCTGCGCTCCCAGATCTCCGAGGTCACTGGCCTCATGGGCGCACGTCTGGCCGAGATCGAAAAGGACGAGAGCTGATGGAACTCAGCCACCAGCAGGCGGTGATCCGCCTCAAGGACATCAAGGAAGAGCTGGAGAGGCTCGGCCAGAAGGACGACCTCACCTCCGAGGACGAGCAGTCGTTCGACGAGCTGACCCGCGAGTTCGCCGAGGTCGACAACCATCGCCGTCAACTCGAGCGCACCGCCGCTCTGGAGCGGGTCCGCTCGGCGACGAAGGCCACCGAGCGGGGGCCGGCCGCCGTGAAGGTGGAGGGCGGCACGCCGCACTCCTCCCGCGACGGCTACGACCTCGACCCGATCCTTCACCCCGACAGTGTGGAGGACCACCGGTTCCGCAACCCGTGGGACCTGTCCGAGATCCGCACGTTCGGCCGCTCGAAGGAAGACATCGGCGCCGAGCTGCGCTCCCGGGCGCTGTCCGCGATCGAGAAGATGCGCGGCTGCAACGACAAGATCCGTTCCACCTCGACGGACATCCTGGAGCGCTGGGACGACGAGGACGCCACCATCGCCAAGCTGTGCCTGGCGACGTCCTCGCCGGAGTACCTGCGGGCCTGGTCGAAGATGGCGCGCGGCCACTCCCACCTGATCAGCCAGGACGAGCAGCGGGCCCTCGAGCGGGCCATGAGCCTGACCGACAACGCCGGTGGCTACCTGGTCCCCTTCCAGCTCGACCCGACGATCATCCTCACCAGCGACGGCTCCAAGTCGGACATCCGTATGGCCGCCCGCAAGGTCGTCGCGACCGGCGACGTCTGGAACGGCGTCAGCGCGGGCGCCGTCTCGTGGCGGTGGGCCGCGGAAGGCACCGAGGCCGGGGACAACGCCCCGACCTTCGGCCAGCCGACCGTCCCGGTCCACAAGGCCGACGGCTTCGTCCCGATCAGCATCGAGGCCCTCCAGGACGAGGCCAACGTCACCACCGAGGTCGGCCGCCTCCTCGCCGAGGGCAAGGACATCCTCGAGGCCGAGGCGTTCGCCGTCGGCACCGGCTCCGGCCAGCCGACCGGCCTCATCACCGCGCTCGCAGGAACCTCGTCCGAGGTCGCGCCGACGACACCGGAGACGTTCGCGTCTGCCGACATCTACAAGCTCGAAGAGTCGCTGCCCGCGCGGTACCGGCGCAACGGCTCGTGGATGGCGAACAAGGCCATCTACAACCTGGTGCGGCAGTTCGACACGAGCGGCGGTGCCGAGCTGTGGGAGCGCATCGGCAACGGCCAGCCCAACGAACTGCTCGGCTACCCGGCCCGCGAGTCCGAGGACATGGACGGCGCGTTCGACCCCGCGGCGACAGCCGACAACTACGTCCTCGTCTTCGGCGACCTCAGCAACTACGTGATCGCCGACAGGCTGGGGATGACCGTCGAGTTCATCCCGCACCTGGTGGGCACCAACAGGCGCCCGACGGGCCAGCGCGGTTGGTATGCTTACTACAGGGTGGGTGCGGACAGCGTGAACGATGCTGGTATGCGATTGTTGAACATCGCTACAACTGCATAGCCATCGCGTAGTATTGGAGCATGGCGACAGAGTTCTGTGCAGTTGAGGGATGCGACCGGCCCCGGAAGACAAAGGGGTACTGCAACACCCACTACAACCGGGTGTGGCGTACTGGTGATCCGGGACCGGCGCACCTTCTCGTTGGGGTCAACCGACCCCAACGGCCGCTTCAGCGAGCCGAATACTCCGACTACCTCGGCACGTGCCCGTGCGGCGAGACCTTTCGTCAGCGCACTGGCGGCAACCAGCGGCGGTACTGCTCCAAGGCCTGCCGAGGGCGCTTCGCTCCGCGGAGTCCGAAGCGTGAGGGCTACGTCCGACCGCAGCAGCCGCCATGCTCCTTGGACGGATGCGAGAAGCCGCAACAGGCGCGTGGCTGGTGCGCCATGCACCTGGAGCGTGTCAGGAAGTACGGCGTGCCGGGTGAAGCTGCGGCGCGGAGGGCGCGCGCTGGTGAAGGTGATTGGCGAGTCACTGCCGACGGCTATATGCGGCGAAGCCGCAACGGCCAACTGAAGTTGCAGCACCGCGTGGTGATGGAGATACATCTGGGCCGAGCTCTTTGGCCCGACGAGACGGTGCACCACAAGAACGGCGTCCGCGACGACAACCGGATCGAGAATCTGGAGCTTTGGACTAGTTCCCACCCCTCCGGGCAGCGCGTCGCCGACAAGGTGGCATGGGCCAACGAACTCCTCGCCCGGTACGCAGACCTGCCACCCGAAGCCGCATAGAAGACGAAGAGCTGCCGAAGGTCCCGACACACGTTGGGGCCTTCGTGCTGTCAGAAAGGAGACCCACTGTGGCGATCAAGCGCTGCAAGTCGTCGTTCGCGGCGTCGGTGCGGGGTGTGCCTCGCGTGATGAAGACCGGTGCGCTCGTCAACGACGACGACCCCATCCTCAAGGGGCGCGAGCATCTCTTCGAGGATGCCGAACTGCACGTGCAGGAACGGGCTTCCCGAGTGGAGCAGGCGACCGCCGAGCCGGGCCGCAGGCGGTCGCTGACCCGCCCGACGCGCAAGAGCGCTGCCCTGAAGGCCACTCCCAAGCCGAAGCCCGAGGGCAAGGATCTCGAAAAGCCGGAGGGCACGGGCCAGGAAACGACGCAGAAGGGGACCTCGTCATGAGGCAGAGCCTCTACAACACAGCCCTGGCGAAAGTGTCGATCGCGCCGGCTGCTGTCCGGGCGGCCACGGTCACCGGCACGGCAATTGACCGCATGACCGACCAGGGCGGCTTCCGGTCGGCGCTGGTCCTGGTGAACACCGGAGTCGTCACCGACGGCACGCACACCGTGGTCGTGCAGGACTCGCCGAACGGCTCCGACTGGACCGCGGTCGCCGACGAGTTCCTCCAGGGGGCCGAGCCTGCTATCACCTCGTCGAACGACGACCGGGTCTACGAGATCGGCTACACCGGGCACCAGCGGTACCTGCGGGTCGTCGTCAACGTCACAGGCTCCCCGGCCACCGGCGGGTTCTACGACGTGATGATCCTGCTCGGCTGGCCGCGGCGCATGCCGCCCTCGCGCGCCTGAGACGGAGGATGAGCCGTGCCGTTCGACCTCGGCGCGACCGCGCGCCTGACTGCCCAGTGCCGCGACCCGGGCGGCACCCCGGTCACGGCCGACACAGCCACGGTGACGGTCACGCTGCCGGACGGCACCGCGGCCACGCCGACGGCTGCGGAGACGGAGACGACCGGTACCTACCAGGCCGACTACGTCACCACCGCAGCCGGCCGCCACGCCGTCCGGTGGGTGTTCGCCGGTCCGGCACACGCCTTCACCGACGTGTTCGACGTCCGGGACGAGGCGCCCCCAGCGATTCTGTCGCTGGCCGACGCCAAGAAGCACCTGAACATCCCCCTCGACACGACACGGGATGACGACGAGGTCCGCTTCTGGAACTCGGCCACCACCCGCGCCGTGGAGTACTACACCGGACCGATCGTCCCCCGATCGTTTACGGAACAGCACTCCACACGGAACGCTGCGGTCCTCGTCCTGCTGCACACGCCCGTCGTGGAAGTAACGGCGGTCGAGGCCGTCCGGACGGGCGAGGTCGGCTACGACGTCGACGACCTGGCCGTGGACGGCGACACGGGAGAGGTCGTCCGCAAGGACGGCGGACGGCTGTCGGGCCGACTGCGCTGGACCTACACCGCAGGCCGCACGGTCATAGAAGAGAACATCACCGCGGGGACGCGGATCATCCTTGAGCACCTTTGGCGGACGCAGCGCGCGGGCCGTCGCGGCGGCCTGGCCGGCGGGGGCGACGACTACTCGGTTACGGAGCCGATCCCCGGCCTCGGCTACGCCATCCCGAACCGTGCCCTGAACCTGCTGGAACCGGACCGACTTCCCCCAGGAGTGGCGTAGATGGGCTCATGTGTACCCGAAGTGATCGGGGCGCTCGTTGCGCTCGGCGGGGTCGATGACGCGCTGGACGGTGTGGTCATTTCGGACGGTCCGGAGGTGACCGACACGGCCGCGCGGGAGTGGCTCGTCGTCGGCTTCGACGGGGACCCCGAGGGCGATTTCCAGGCTGCGCAGACCGTGGGCGGCTGGTCCGACCTGAGGACCGGCCGCGAGGAAACCTTCCAGGTGACGGTGGCGGCGATCGCGAGCCGTGGCGACACCGATGTCCCTGCGGCGCGCAGGCGCGCATACGAGATCGGCGCCGTAGTCGAGGGATGGCTGCGAGCGGACCCGAGTATCGGCCTGCCTTCGCTGGAGGCCGGAGTCGAAGGAACTCGGCTCACTCAGGACCAGACCGACCAGGGCGTCCAAGTGGTGCTGCTGCTCACTGTGGCCGGCCGCGCCTTCACATAAGGAGAGACGAGGACATGGCTGCACTGACGACGAGCGTGGCGGCACTGACCGGCACGGAAGTGACCTACACGGCGGCTGCCGGGGGCGGCGACACCTGCCAGACCGGAGCGGGTGTGTTGCTGCTGGTCAAGAACGGCGACGCGTCGTCCCACACCGTGACGCTGGCAACGCCTGGAACTGTGAACGGTCTCGCGATCGCCGACCGGGCGATCGTCGTCGGGGCGGGCGATGAGATGGCAATCCCCGTCACCAGCGACTACCGCAACCCGTCAACGGGCCGCGCGGCGATCACCTACGACGGCGTCACGTCCGTGACTGTCGCTGTGGTCCGGGTGCCGGTGTGAGCCAGGTGACGATGTCGCACCCCGATCTGCCGGACCGGGAGATCACGGTGCGCGAGGAATCGGTGCCGCACTACCAGGCGGCGGGCTGGCAGGTCGTTCAGGACCGGCCGCAGAAGACGAAGGCCGCGGCGAGGCGCCGTCGGCAGTCCCCGAAGGGAGATGAAAGCTGATGGCAACTCCGATCAACGCGTCGATCCGCTACTACCGGCGCGGTACGACGAAGGTCTTGTGGGTGCCGACGATCGCCAACAAAGCGGCGCCGTCCCGCGCGGAGCTCAACGCGGGCACGGCGCTGGAGGCCGAGACGGGCGCCATGGCGGGCTGGCAGACCACTTCCGGCACCGTGCCCACTCCGGCACTGGGCAGCCGGTTCACGCCGGTTGTCGGCGGCGAGATCACCGCCGCCGACTCGTCGCTGACGTTCTGGGCGTCGAAGGACGGCGACGACGTCCGCACCTTGCTGACGCGTGAGGCAACCGGGTTCATCGTGTGGATGGACGAGGGCGACGTCGAGGCGCAGACGATGGACGTCTACCCCGTGACCGTCACGTCGCAGGCCAAGATCCGTGAGCTCGACGCGGCCGCACAGATCATGGCTCAGTTCGCCATTACGAGCGAGCCGGCCGAGAACGTCGAGATTCCTGCGGCCTGACCATGGCGGGCTCGGTACAGATACTCGGCACAGGGCAGCTGGTGGAACTGTCCCGGCGCATGCGTGCGGCGGGCGGTCCGCGGCTTCGGCAGAACACCGCCCGCCGGATCCGACGGGCCGCCGAGCCGCTGCACAAGGATTTGCAGCGCGCCATCCGGACGGTGCAGCTGCCCGGCCCCGGCCGCAAGGTACGCGGCGGGCCGTCGCCGACGAGCAGGCCGTTGCGCGCGACGTTGGCCGGTGCTGTGCGGATCAGTGTCCGCCAGGGTGGAAGTCCGGGCGCGCGGGTGTGGATCGACCGCTCCCTGCTGCCGCCGGACCTGCGGAACATGCCGTGGGTCATCGAGGAGGGACGCGTCCGCCACCCGGTGTTCGGTAACCGGAAGCGCTGGGTGACCCAGTGGGCGCGTCCCACCGGCTGGTGGTCGAACACCGTGGGGGCCGGAACTCCGCGCATGCGGGCCGAGGTCGAGCGGGTCTTGGGCGACGTTCGCCGGGATCTGGAGTGAGAAGAGGAATACGTGATCATTTCGTGCAAGCAGGACGACGGCGGCGTGGAGCGGGTGTCGACGGACGAGCTGTCGGCGCTTGAGGCGGCTGCCATCGAGGAGGCCATGGGGGATGTGCCCTGGCGGGGAATCGAGGACCGGCTGCGGGCGCAGGACCCGACGGCGATGCGGGCCGTTCTGTGGGCGTTCCGCCGCCGCAAGGAACCCGAGCTGCAGTTCGCGGACTTCGACATCCCCGGGTGGCGGCGGCGCTTGACGGCGCGTATCGAGCGCGTCGAAATCGACGAGGTCCTGAACAACATCATGGCCGAGGCTCTCGCGAAGTCGGAGGACTCGGCGATCGACTCGGTGGTGCCGCACCTGCGCAAGCTCGCCGACAACCGCGACGACGTGGACGCCGCGCTCGACGCGCTGGGAAAAGGCCACTTGATTCCGGACCGGGAGGGCTCCGCGGGCTGATCGAGCAGTACGAGCCGCTGCTCATGCACTACCTGCACATTCAGCCGTCCGAGATCGACCGGCTGTCCGTCGACCGGTTCTTGCGGCTGGTCGCCTGGATCGACCGGCACATCGCTGCTGGGTGAGGGGGTGACCGGTGGCCGAGCGCATGACGTTCACCCTGACCGGCCGCGACGAGTTGTCCCGCGTCCTGAACGGCACTGCGGACAGCGCGGACCGGCTGCGGCTGCGCATGTCCGGCATCACCGCGGACGCCGACGGCCGACTGCGGGACATTCAGGGCCGATTCCTCACCGTGGACGAGGCGCAGCGCCGCCTGGCCGACACCACGGCCGGCACCCGCGCAGCATTCCGGAGTCTGTCCGATGAGACGGGGCGGCTCGGCGAGGCACTGAAGGCGAACCTCATCTCCCTCGCGCCAGCCGCGATCCCCGCGACTGCCGGCCTGGCCGGGTCAGCCGCGGCACTGGCCGGGCAGTTCGGCGCGGTCGCCTTGGCAGCGGGCGCCTACGCACTTGCCCTCGGTCCGCAGATCGCCAAAATCGGGGAGGCATCCGAGGCGCAGAAGAAGTACGAGGATGCCGTCGAGACGAGCGGCGCCACCTCCCAGGAGGCCGTCAAGGCACAGGTGGAGTACCAGCGGCAGCTGGCCAAGCTGCCGCCGGCCACGCGGGAAGCCGCGGTCGCGGTCGGCCTGCTGAAGGACAACTACCAGGAGTGGAGCGACGCTCTCGCTGGCGACGTCATGGCGCCGTTCACCAAGGGCATCGCCGTGGCCAACGCGCTCCTGCCCCAGACGACTGGCCTGGTGAAGGGGGCCAGCGCCCAGTTCGACCGGCTGATCACCCTGGTTGGCGGCGCCATCTCCACGCCCGGCTTCGACGCCCTGAACGACCGCGTCACCGACTTCGCGGAGCGGACCATGCGCCGCGGCGTCGACGAACTCACGATCTTCCTGGCCAAGCTGGACAGCGGCAAGCTCGACGACAGCGGCCTCCAGCAGTTCTTCAACTACGCCCGCGAGAACGGACCCATCGTCTGGGACACGCTGGAGAACGTCGGCGAGGCCCTGCTGAACGTGCTGGAGGCCGGCTCCGGCGTCGGCGTCGGCATGCTGCAGGTCATCAACGCCCTCTCTGGCGTAGTGTCCGCGGTGCCGCCCGAGGCGATCGCAACGTTCCTGCAGCTGGCCATCGCCATCAAGGCCGTGCGCCTGGCGGCAGTCGGCGCAGGCGCGGCCGGTGCGGCGATGGCTGCGCTCGGCTTGCAGGTCGGCGTCATGACTGCCGCGGCGGCTGGCGCGCCCAGCAGGCTGGCTGCGGTGACGGCGGCGATCGGCACGCTGTCGCGCAGGGCGAAGCTCGCCATGGCCGGCACGGGCATCGGGCTGCTCCTCATCGGGCTGAGCGAACTTTCGGCCCGTAGCCAGAAACCGAAGCCGGACGTCGACAAACTTGCCACCGCCATCACGGAGCTGGGCCGCTCAGGCAAGCTGGGCGGCGAGGCGGTGCGCGCCTACGGCAAGGACCTGGCGGGACTGGCGGACAGCCTGCAGAAGGTCGTCGACCCGGAGGGCCTCGACCAGGTTCAGCAGTCGATCGTCTCGTTCTTCGGGACAGACTCCACCCCGGTCAAGAACGCCAAGGAGGACATCGACGCCCTCGACAAGGCGCTCGCCACCCTTGTCTCCAATGGGCAGGCCGATCTCGCGGCGGCGGGCCTGGAGAAGGTCATCGCCTCGTTGAAGAAGCAGGGCTTCACATCGAAGGAAGTCCGCGACCAGCTCAACGACTACAAGGACGCGCTCGCTGGCCAGGCTCTGGAACAGCAGCTCGCCGCCGAGTCGATGGGCCTGTTCGGGCAGCAGGCGCAGCAGACCTCAGCGCATCTCGCCGAGCAGAAGCAGTCCGCCGACGGTTTGCGGCAAGCGATCCAGGCGCTCAATGACGTCAACCGTGCCGCGTTCGACGCGGAGACGAAGTTCGAAGCCGCCCTCGACGCAGCCACCGAGTCCATCAAAACCAACGGCGCGACCCTCGACGCCAGCACGGAGAAGGGCCGCGCAAACCGCTCGGCACTGTCCGCGCTTGGTGCAGCCACAGATGACTTGGCGGCGAAGAAACGAGAGGAAGGCGGCAGCTGGAGCCAGGTCAACAGGATCTACGACCGCGGCCGACAGAAGCTCATCGAGTCCGCCATGCAGATGGGCCTCACTCGCCAGCAGGCGCAGCGGCTCGCGAACCAGATCCTGAAGACGCCGGATAAGACGGCGCGTCTCAAAGGCGACATGGAAGACCTTCAGAAGAAGATCAACCGGGCGAAGTCGCAGATCAAGTCTGTGCCGCCGTCGAAGCTGTCGAAGATGAACGGCACGATCGCGGACCTGGAGCGGAAGGTTGCGGCGGCCAAGGCTCGCATCAAGTCCGTTCCGCCGTCCAAGCGCAGCGAGCTGCGGGCGACCATCGCCGACCTGGAGCGCAAGGTCCGGCAGGCCAGGGACGCGCTCGCGAGCGTCAGGAGCAAGACCGTCACCATCACTGCCGCATACCGGAACTTCAGGCAGGGGGAGCGAGACTTCACCAACAGGGCTTCAGGCGGTCGGGTCCGGGGCTATGCGGCGGGCGGCGATGTCCAGGCCTTCCCGGACGGCGGGTTGGTCCAGGGGCCCGGCACGGCGACGTCGGACAGCATCCTCGCCCTGTTCGGCTCCGGCGCCCGGGGCCGAGTCTCCAACACCGAGTACGTCGTCAACGCCGCCGCTGTGCGGGAGTACGGCGTGCCGTTCCTCGACGCGGTCAACTCGCGCCTGCTGAAAGTAGGGCGTGCCGCGGCCAAAGCAGGCCTGCCCGCGGCGCCCGTGCCGAGAGCGGCGACAAGCAGCGAGCGCCCGCCTGTGACGTACAACGTCTACCCGCGCCGATCGGTGATCAGCGTGGAGGACCTGCGGCTGCTGCAACGGCAGGAGGAGGCGCGGCAACGCGTGGGGAGGCCGAGATAGATGCCCCTGATCACAGCACCGGCCGTCGTCACCCCGGAGCCGGAGACTCCGCCGCCCGTCGATCTCCCGGAGATCGGCTACGCATCGGTCACCTACATCGACCCGACGGGCACCCGCTGGCCGATGACCGACCTGTCCGCACAGTGGTACACCCTCGCCGAGGGGGTGTCGGGGCTGGGCGCGGCACCGTACACGCTGACGTCGGATGCGCATCCGCGCGGCGGCGCCAGGTTGCGGCACGTGCAGCCGCAGCCGCGCACCATCGTGTGGCCGGTCCTCGTGAAGGGCGCCGATCACCTGGCGTTCACGGCGAACTGGCGGGCGCTGGGGCGGGCGTTCACCCGCCCCCTGCGGCGGGGGCCGGACGGGAGCCGTGTTCCGGGGACGCTGGAGGTGGCCCGCTCGGACGGCACCGTGCGCCGTATCGCCGTCTACTACAGCGACGGTTGGGACGGCCGCGGGCAGACGGCGACCGGCATTACGTGGGACAGCGCGGTGGTCACGCTGTGGTGTGAGGACCCGTACTGGGTCGACGCGGAAACGGTGACCGTGCACCGCGAGCAGGGGACGGGCGAAGACTTCCTTGAGCCCTACCCGTCCGTGTCCTCCAGCCAGGTGCTCGGGGAGACGGTGGTGAACAACCCGGGCGACGTCGTGGTGTGGCCGACCTGGACGATCACCGGGCCCGCATCGTTGGTGACGTTCACGCACGAAGGCACCGGTGAGTCCTTCGTCCTGGACCCGGGCGAGGTCGGGCACGGCAACCTTCTTTCCGGGGAGCAGGTCACCGTTCGTACCGACCCGGCCCAGGTGCGGTTCGAGAACGGCGACAACTGGGTGGGCGCCCTGAATTGGCCGGACGCTGTGCTGTGGGGTCTTGACCCGGGCGACAACCCGGTCACCTTCCAACTCGACGGAGCCGCCGGCGGAAGCGCCGTCGACCTGTCGTTCAACCCGCGCTACGAAACCGCGTAGAGGGGGTGGGCGTGTCGATCCAGCTCCTGATCACCGACCAGGCCCTGACCGTGCAGGGCGACCCGCTGGCCGACTGGACGAACCTGGATGCCACCGTGCGGTTCAACGAACCCGGGTCCGGTGTGGTGAACCTCGTCGCGCACCCCTATGTGATGGCGCAACTCCAGCCCAGCAACCGCATGTGCGTCATACGAGACGGGGACATCTGGATGGCGGGACCGATGGAGATGCCCCAAGACTTCTCGTGGGGCATTGGCGACGAGGGCGACGCCCCACCCGGCACCGTGACCGTCAACTTCTCCGACGACCTGGCCGTGCCCGCCGGATACCTCACATGGCCGGACCCCGCTGCGGCGTGGCCGGATCAGCCGGACACAGCCCGGCAGATCCTGACCACCAACGCCGAGGTCATCATTCGCACGCTCATCGATGAGAACTGCGGGCCCGGCGCGCTCACCGCGCGGGAGATCCCGAACTTCGCTCTCGCTGCACTCGCCGGGGTCGGCACAACGACCAGCGTCAACACCCGGTTCGAGGGGCTGTTGGCCACCTGCCGCCGGGTCGCGATCGACGGTGGCGGCCTTGGCTTCCGCACCCGCCAGACCGCTACGCAGATCGAGTTCGAGGTGTACGCACCCGTCGACCGGACCGCAACGGCCCGCTTCTCCGAGGGACTGGGCAACCTGCGGGCGGTCACCTACAAACAGAGCGCGCCGACCGTGACGCACGCCCTGGTCACCGGCTCTGACCAGGCCACCCCTCGCGCTTACGTCGAGGTCGCCGACACTGCGTCGGCCGCCTCCTGGTGGCGGGTCGAGCAGCTCGTCAACGGCAGCGCCGACAGCGACACCAACGGCGAACTCACCCAGGACGGCACCGAAGCCCTGGCCGGCGGATCGGCACCGGTGGAACTGGCTACGGTGACCGTCGACACCGAGGACCTCAAGGCCGGCCGCGACTACGGCCTCGGCGACCGCGTGACGGTCGCACTGCCGACCGGGGTGGAAGTGGCCGATCTGGTGCGTTCCATCCATCTGCAGGCCACTCCGAACAGCGGCGAGTACGTGACGTCGCTGGTGGGGTCGCCGGAGGCGACGTCGGATCCGCAGACGGTGCGGCTGGTACGTGAGCTGAGCCGCAGGCTCGGCCGACTGGAAGCGAGGTAGCAGTGGCGCAAGAGTCGTGGCCCTCCCCCGGCCACAACGACCGCAATGTCACGGACGCCGAGTACGAGCAGATGTCCGCGCCGTTCGTGGACAACGGCGTCATCGGTGACCCCACCCAGGAACCCGTCGTCACGGCGGGTGCCGGGCTGACCGTCAACGTCCGGGCCAACGTCGCCGGATCCCTGCGCGGCTTCTTCTGGGCATCCGGCGACGGCGACAGTCTGGCCATCGCTGCCAATTCGTCGGGCCAGACCCGCATGGACTGGGTGGTGCTGCGCCTGGACCGCTCGGACTGGACGGTACGCGCCGCAATCCGTCAGGGCACCCCGGGCGCCGGCATCCCCGCCCTCGTACAGGACCCGCCGGTGACCGGCGTATACGAGATCGCGCTGGCCCAGGTGACACTGCTCTCCGGGGCGGCCACCGTCACCGTCACCCGCAACGAGCTGTACCTCGGTCGGGGCATCCGGCCGCAACTGTCGGCCCGCCCCAACTCCCTTCCTGGGATTGGGGAGCTGCACTACCAGACCGACACCGGGCGCGTGGTCGGGTGGTCCGGCACAGCGTGGACCACCGTCTCCTCCCGCAGCGACAGCGTCTCCGCCGCATCACCCTTGCCCGCGTGGTCGTGGATCGTGGAGCCCGTGCTTGAACTCCGCAACGGCAGCGTGCATTTCAGGCTGGGCCAGTTCGAGCGCACGGGCGGCGCCCTTGGCGGGACCGTCGACAGCCGCCTGCCCGTGCTGATCCCGGCCGCCTACCGTCACCCCAACCGCAACGTCTACGCCACCTGCTACATCACCGGCGCGCGGATCGGCCGCATCACCATCTATCCCGCCAACCACGCCACGCCAGGCCAGGCATTCCTGACACAGAAACCAGACATCAGCACGGGCGATCACGTACAGCCCGGTGACGTCAGCTGGGCGGTGGACTGATGGCACGCTCGACATTTGGTGCCTCGCTGGCCGATTTCGTGGTGCAGCCGTCCGACGGGCTGTGGGCTGTGGCGGCGGGCGCCATCATCACGTTCTGGGACTCCGACGACGGCGGCTCCCAGTACACGGACTTGCTCGATGCCTCCAGCACCCCGGTCACGCAGGTGACCGCGGATGAGTTCGGGGCCATCCCCGAGTTCTCCGGGCCCGACGGCATCACGGGCATGTGGGCGGACGCCGGCGGCGCAAACCGTGCGTGGATCGAAGCGCGCAGCGTCACCAGCGGCGAGACGATCACCGCCTCGGTGCGGGACTGGCTGAACGTCAAGGACTTCGGCGCGCAAGGCGACGGTGCCGCCGACGACACCGCGGCGATCCAGGCCGCGCTCGCCGCCTGCCCGATGGGCGGCATCGTCTACCTGCCCGCCGGGGCGTACCGCACGTCGGCCCCACTGACGATCCCGCCAGCGGTCACGCTGCAGGGCACGCACACCAACCTCATGGCGGTGGTCGGGCTCGTCGACCCGCCCTGCTACATCAAGCCGCTCGCCAGCTTCGTCGGCGACGCGGTCATCAAGTTCCTCGACGCTGCGACGGGCGGCTACTCAACGATCAGTGCCGAACACCGGATCCTGAACGTCATGATCGACGGGTCGGACTACACCGACCCAGGCATGGACGGGATCCGGGCCGAGGGCAACGTGCAGAACGTGGGACTGCGCGACGTCACGATCCGCCGGGTGACCGGCGCGGGCATCAACACGACGGAGAACGCGGGGTTCTTCCCGTACAGCTGGCGCCTCCACCGTGTGATGGTCGACAACTGCGGATGGCACGGCATCAACGTCCAGGTGATGACCGACATCACCATGGTCGACTGCCAGGCCATCGGCAACGGGGCCAACGGATTCGAGATCAGCAACGCCGCCAACAGTCACATGATCGGCTGCCGTGCCGAGTGGAACGACAACAACGGAATCCACATCACCGGCGACTGGGCGACCGGCACTGGTTCCGGCGGCATGCTCCTCGGCGACTGCTCGACGGACCGCAACGGCTTCAACGGCGTCCTCATCGACGCCACCGGCAACGCGCCGATCCAGATCGAGAACCTCCACACCCGGCGTGACGGCCGCAACGGAGGCGCGGGCGGCGGGGGGTACGCCGGCCTCAAGTGCGATGCCGCCGGGGTGCCTGTCCTGGTCGGCATGGTCACCTGCTACCCGGGCGTCGACGACGACGGCACCCAGACCAACTCGCCGCAGTATGGCGTGCGGGTCGAGGACTCCACCTACGTGGCCATCGCCTCCGGGTTCCTGCACGCCGCCACCGACGCCTGGTCCGACGGCGGCGGCAACGGAGCCCTGCGCCGCGGCCCCTCCATCGGCGAACGCACCGGCACCACGGCCGCGCCCGTCGACGCGTTCAACGAGGCATGGTCACCCGCCGGGTACACCGTCCTCTCCTCTGGCCAGTCCGACGGCCAGTGGAACATCTGGGAGGGCCAGGCCAAGGCCCTGAACCTCGGCACGGCCGGCGGCGGCGTCGCCATCAAGGAGGGCGCCAACGCCCGCCAAGGCGTCTCCACTCTGGTGGGCGGCACGGTCGACGTCGCCAACACGTCTGTCACCGCGAACACCCGTGTCGACACATTCCGGCAGGAGGCGGGCGGCACGCTCGGCCACCTGTCGATCGCGAAGAACGCTGGCGTCGGATTCACCATCAACTCGTCTTCGGCGACGGAGACTTCGAACGTCGGATGGGTCCTGTTCGAGCCGTCGTAGGAGGCCGCTATGCCGAACCCCATCCTCTCCCTCAAGGTCCACGTCCCCCAATCCATCGAGCCAGGTGTGTGGACCGTCGTCCGTTTCCCCTACGACGGCGAGTCCTACGACCCGTTCGGCATGCACGAGCGCCTCGACCCGCTGGGCTACGAGGTGCGGGACTGGCAGCGCGACGACCGGTCCGGGCTGATCTGGCCGACCGTTGACGGGTGGGGCACCGTTCACGCGATGGTGCAGTGGGAGCCCGGCGACTACCGGGAACTGCGCGACCAGCTCATCCGCGACCCGCTCAACCTGTCGACTGGCCCTGACACGACAGCCACCGACCACCGGCCGCCGAGCCCCGGCATGCAGTGCTTCACCAAGACGTGGGGCCTGTTCGTCCACCCGAAAACACCGCTCGCGCTGCGCGTCGCCCATGACGACGACCAGCCGCGACTGGTCACACTCGCCGAGCTGAAGCTCGAAATCAGAGAAGGGGCCTGACGTGGCCACACCTCTATCCGCAGCCGCGTTCCTCTCCGCACTGAGAGCCGAGGGCGTGAAGGTCACAGAAGTCGGCACCTGGAGTACCCATAACCGGAACAGCAAGGGCAAGTGGGGTCCGGTACACGGCGTGATGATCCACCACACCGTCACCTCCGGGACCGCAGCTACCGTGAAGATCTGCCGCGACGGCCACGCCAGCCTGCCCGGCCCGCTGTGTCACGGCGTCATCGCCAAGGACGGCACCGTCCACCTCGTCGGCTACGGCCGCACCAACCATGCGGGCCTCGGCGACGACGACGTCCTGCAGGCCGTCATCGCCGAGAAGCCGCTGCCCGCCGACAACGAAGCGAACACCGACGGCAACGCCCGCTTCTACGGCTTCGAATGCGAAAACCTCGGCGACGGCAAGGACCCCTGGCCCGCCGCCCAGGTCGAGGCTGCCGTCCGCGCGTCGGCCGCGATCTGCCGCGCCCACCGATGGGGCAAGGACGGCAACACCTCCGTGATCGGCCACAGCGAGTGGCAGCCCGGCAAGGTCGACCCGCGCGGCCCCGGTGTCTCCATGCCCGACATCCGCGCCCGCGTCGCCGAGCGACTCAAGCACCCCGCCAGCTGGTCGCCGCCGAGCAACACCCCGCCGCCGGCCCCGAAGCCGCCTACGACCGAGGAGCGACTGACCTCCCTGGAGAAGCGCGTCACCGCGCTCGAGAAAAGCGGCGGCTGACGTGATCCTGAATCTGACGCCGCACCCGATCCGCTTCTACGCCAACGAACGGGAGGACGGCATCGACGACCTCGAACCGCAAGATCGGA